GTCCCGTCGAGAGAATCTCTCGGGGGTTTGGCTTTCACTACAAAGCCCTTAACGACGGGGCTTTGAAAGCTTGGGTGAAGCTTGCAGCCAGCGTAATTCTCCATACGCTGAGCTAGAAAACTCACCCTGCCCAACAAAGAGGAAGTAGGTTGGATAGTAGGAAAGTGTGTCAATAACTTTCCTAGCTTTCCATCCAACCAACTCACGGTCTTCCAGTAACCACTCAAATAGAGTTGGTTCCGGAGAGACACAAGTGAGATAACCTCTTTAACGTCTTGCCGTTGTGTAGGAAACGCTTGCCGAACACGAGTCAAAGTGACATCGTGCCCATTAAAGTACTCCCTACCACAAGACTCTCTGAACTTCCCAGTCCAGAAAGACTTGTCGGTCCCCACTTGAGCACCGAAATGTTCAAGTGTATCGACAACGGTAAGCACATGGTCAATGGGGACGATTAAATCGTCTCCAAAGACGCGCACCGACCCCCTGAAGCCCTTAAGGGCTCCAGGGGAAAGTGACGTGTTAAGCGATCTCTGAATCCCAAGAAAGATTAAGGTCGTGAAGACCATAGCCTCAAATGGAAAACAAAGTGCTGAACCCATCGACGCGAACTTTGCGAGTCGAATTACTTTCTTCGACCCGGGAAGTTCCGCCCGTCGGGACCGTGTAGCATCGACAGCCTCTGACAAATGAGGCCAGCTTTGCAACATGGCTCTGACGAGCTGATTCGAGACTCTATCGGAAGCGTCACTCAAATCGAGTGTAGCAGTTCGGTTATCAATCGAACCGATACGAGCAAGCTCCTGGTTAGGAACTTGATCATCAAATCCGATAACCCTCCGCAGGAAGTCATCCTGACGGAGGTGCGCGAGCAATCGATGAAGTATGGCCTGCTGCATATACTGCATGCAGGTCGGCTCCATGGCGATCACTCGCGGAGTCTTAAGCGTCTTAGGTACGAGGGTGACCTTTACAGGCACCTCCGCGCCAGGTTCGAGGAAGTTAACTCCGCCCAATTGGTCGTAAAAACGCCAATTGGGAAGGAGATTCTCACCGGCCGCGAGGCCGGCTCTTTCGAGACGTTCGGTCCAGACTACCTGATTGAACTTTTGGTTTCCCTTAAGTCCATCGGCAGTAGATCCCGGTCCGTGCTGCGGTACGTGACACCCATGGTAGATATCTCTATCAACCTGAGTGAAAACACGACCAACCAGCATGTTCGACACAACAACAAACTCGCGGAGATCTCTCTCGTTAAGTTTGCTGTCGAACAAACGAACTTCCTGCTCACACTTGACATAATTCGTGACGGAATTTAGCTTGCGTGC